TGACCAGGATGTACGGGCCTTGGTTGACCATGACCCTTCAAGGATCATTGGCAGAAGCACCAGCGGCACGCTTGAAATGGTCGAAGATGACCATGGCCTGCGTGTGAAGATTGACCCCGCCGACACATCAGCGGGGCGTGACATCATGGAAAGCATCAGCAGGGGTGATGTGTCTGGCATGTCATTCGGCTTTGTCGTTCGTGATGACCAGTGGGATATGATCGACGGCGAGAACATCAGAACAGTCAGCGACATGGATTTGTTTGATGTCAGCGTTGTCACATATCCGGCCTACACGGGCAGCAGCGTCGAGGTTGCACTGCGCAGCCTGGACGATCACAAAAGGGCTATTGCTGAAGTTGATGAAGATATACGCAGGGCTGATGCTATGGCACACTCCAGGGCCAAGCTGCGTATTGCAGAATCGGAATGAAGCATACGGACAAACGGCAGGAACCCTGCCGGCTTGCCGTATTGTATAGGTGTGGTTGACAACCTGGGCCTGGATGCCTTTGCATACCCTCCAGGCAACCACAGACATGTGAAGCACGCCATCGCGGGCACACCGTCAACATTTCAGTTTGTCGATGTGCCTGCGTTCTGCGCGGCCATCATTGAAAACACCAACAAGGGGGATGCAATGAGCATTCAAGAAAAGCGCGAAGATCGCGCAAGGCTGGTCACACAGGCCAGGGCTATTCTTGATGCTGCTGATGCCGACAGCCGGAACATCACAGCAGAAGAAGAAGCACAGTTTGATGCAATCATGCAGGATGCCGATGTACTGTCATCGACCATCGAGCGTGAAGAACGGCTTGGCGGGTTTGATTCGAAGTTGTCAGAAACGACAACCAGGGTCACACGGTTTGAGCCGACCACCAACATGGAAGCGGTAGTTGCTGAGAACATCAGCCCATACGCAACCGACGAATACCGCGATGCCTTCCAGGGCTATCTGCGCGGCGGTCGGCGTGCTGCTGGTGAACTGCGTGCCTTGGAAGTCGGCACGGCCAGCGAAGGCGGCAACATCGTTGATGATGCAATGGGCGATGCAATCGTTCAGAAGGCTGACGAAGTTTCGTTCGTTCGCGGTCTGTCCAGGGTCATCACCACCAACAGTGACATGAAGATTCCAGTTGAGTCAACCAAGGTTGCCGCTGCAATCGTCGCTGAAGAAGGTGCATATGGGGAAACTGATCCGGCATTCGGTTCAACCACGCTTTCCTCATACAAACTTTCAACGCTTGTGAAGGTTTCAGAGGAACTGCTTTGGGATAGCGAGTTCGATGTTGCATCCTATCTCGCCCAGGCATTCGGTCGTGCGTTCGGCCTTGCCGAAGATCAGTACTTCCTGACAGGTTCAGGCAGTTCACAGCCAACCGGCGTGATCAACACCAGCAGTGTCAACAACACAACGGCGGCTGCTGGTGCTGCAATCACTTCTGATGAAGTGATTGACGTATACCATGAACTGCCCAATGAGTACCGCATGGGCAATCGTTGTGCCTGGTTCGCTGCTGATGGAACCATCAAACTGATTCGCCAGTTGAAGGACACTTCTGGCGGCGCAGGAACCGGCAACTACATGTGGCAACCAGGGCTTCAGGCTGGACAGCCTGATACGCTGCTTGGGTATCCGATTTATGCAAACAGCAACATGCCTGCTGCAACAACGGGCCTGATTTCAGTGGGCCTTGCAAACTTCGATTACTTCTATATCGCTGATCGTGGGTCACTCCAGGTGAAGCGGCTTGATGAATTGTACGCTGGCAACGGCTACATAGGATTTCAAGCACACCGACGAATCGATGGCGCACTTGTCCAGGCAGATGCGGGTTCTATTCTCACAATGGCTTGATGCCGTTGATGTCCTGAGTTGAACATGGGGGGGCTGCAACGTGCAGCCTCCCCATTCAGGGGCACAAATATGAAACTGACAATCACCAAGGATTGCGAGTGGCGCGGCCGCAAGTTCACACAGGGGCAAACCCTGTTGATGTCCGGCCAGGGCGCAAATGATTTGCTGAATGCTGGCTGGGCCATCTGTGATGATGGCCGATGCGGCCAGTGCCAAACATGCGAGCATTCAGAAACAGCAAGCATGAAGCCTGCTGCTGAACGAGCAACAACAAAGAAGCCGACACGCAAGAAGAAGCCGGCGAAGGATGATGCCTGATGGCTGTGACACTCTCAAGCGGTCCTGGCGTTGAACCCATCACGCTGGCTGAGGCAAAGTCACACCTGCGTGTGGATACAACAGATGATGACACGCTGATTACTTCGCTGATCCTGGGTGCAAGGCACTTCATTGAGAATTACACAGGCCGGCAGATCATCCAAGCGACCTGGGTGCTGAAGCGTAAAGGGTTCTTCACAGAACTGTATTTGCCCAAAGCACCACTGTCGAGTGTCAGCAGCATCCAATACATTGACGGCGATGGTGCAACGCAAACGCTGGCTGCGTCAACGTACACCGTAGATGCCGACAGCAACCCAGGCAGGATCGTGCTGGCATACTTGCAGAACTGGCCGACTGTACGGGATGAAATCCACAATGTCACAATAACATTCGTTTCCGGCTATGGCACAGCAACAACAGATGTGCCTGAGCCAATCCGCCAGGCCATGCGTCTGCTTGTCGCGCACTTCTATGAAACCAGGGAGCCATACATCATCGGAACAAGCGCAGGGGCGGTTCCATTTGCAGTTGAATCCCTGCTTTGGCAATACAAGGTTCCAGAATACGCATGAGAGCGGGATTGCTACGACATCGCGTGACGATACAGGACCGTGCAGAAACCACGGACGATTTCGGTGAAATCGACTTCTCCTGGTCGAACACTGCCACAGTATGGGCATCCATTGAACCGCTGACTGGAAACGAACTGATCAATGCACAGCAGTCTGGAGCGATGGTCACGCACAAGATCACAACCAGGTTCCTGACTGGGGTGGAACCCAAGGATCGGATCACACATTCCAGCAGGACGTTTGAAATCCAGTCTGTCAGGAACTTCAGGGAGCGTGATGTATCCCTTGAAATGATGTGCCGGGAGGAAGTCTGATGGCGAGGAATGTTGGATCAGTTACGCTGCAAGGTGACAAGGCCACAATTCGCGCATTGTCGAAACTTGACGCGAAGATTGAGCGCAAGTTTCGGCGTACTGCTGCAAGCCAGACAATGCGTGTGCTGCGTACCAAGGCACGCAAAGAGGCTCCACGCATGGTTTCCAGCTCTGATCGCCGGCAGAACCTACAACTTGCAATTCTCACAAAGGTCAGCGCGCGTGCGGGCAGGCCGATTCAGGGGCGATTGTTCGTCAACTACAACAAGGGCAAGGGAAAATACGCGCGATGGGCGCACTTCTTTGAGTTCGGTACAGCAATCCGAACTGTCAAATCAGGACCGTATGCCGGCAGGGTTGTGGGAAGTATTGCCGCAAGGCGGTTCATGACCAGGACGTATGAGAAGAACAGGCACAAGGCAATTTCGTTCTTCCAGCGTGTATTGCGTCAACAAATTGAAGCGTATGCAAGAAGCCAGGGTGCAATGAAGTTCACTGGCACAGGCAAGTCATTCAGCGGCGGCGCGATGGTCGCCAAGGATTAGGCAATGGCAGACATTGAACACGCATTGCGAAATCGTATCAGGTCATCATCAGATGTCACTGATATTGTTGCAACCAGGGTGTTTCCCATTGTTGTTCCTTCAGGCCAAGACCTGCCGGCCATCGTGTACGAATTGGTGATGTCTGATCCCCAAGAATCAAACGACGGCCATTCGGCTTTGACGTATGCACGATTTTCAATTGATTGCATGTCAAAGTCATACAGCGATGTGAAGGATTTGGCTGAGAAGGTCAGGCTTGCAATCACGGGATACAGCGGAACAGAGGCGAGCGTTGTTGTTACTTCGACACGGCACTTGTCATCCAGCGATGAGTTTTCACCACCAGCAAATGCTGGTGAACGTGGCACGCATCATGTCGTGCTTGATTTCAGAATGGGTTATCAATCAGCAACATAGTTGCAAGGGGTATGAGTTATGGCGGCAATTGATGGACATGGGGCAACACTTGTATACGGCACGGCAGGGGGCACTCCTTCCACTTCATTTGGTGAAGTGGTAAGCATTGGTGGGCCGAATCTGTCCAGGCCAATGATCGAAACAACGAACATGGGATCAACGGCGCGAGAGTTCATCGCCGGCGGGTTCTATGATTCAGGCACGGTCGATGTCGAAATACAGTACGACCCAGGCAACACGGGACACGATGCAATGACTTCTGCCATCACGGCAGGGACAGAACACTCGTTCAAAATCACCTGGTCTGATACTTCAACAGCGTCATTTGATGGCTTTGTTGAATCGTTCGGCGTAACTGCTGAAATGGAAGATCGACTGACAGCGAGCATGTCAATTCGTACAAACGGAACACTCACGCTTGCAACAGCATGATGAAAGGGTAGATGTATGGCAAGTCTGACGCGCGATGCAATCCTGTCTGTTGATGACAGGCCAACTGAACAGGTGGACGTTCCTGAATGGGGTGGGCATGTACTTGTTTCCACCATGACCGGCCAGGAGCGTGACAGGTTCGAGGCTTCACTGCTCGATGAGAAGGGGCAGAACAGATCATCAAACATGGACAACTTGCGTGCCAGGCTTGCAACCCTGTGCTGTGTTGATGACGAAGGAAACCGTTTGTTCACTCAGTCTGACATTGAGGAACTTGGCCGCAAATCTGCGCTTGCACTGAATCGTATATTCACGGCAGCGCAGCGGCTCAACGGTATAGGTGAGGATGCCGTTGAGGAATTGGCGGGAAACTGAACCGGCCTGGGAATCCCAGGCGGTTCTATTTCTCACTGGCACTTGCGCTTGGAATGAGCGTGCGGCAACTGTTGGAATCTATGGATTCCAGGGAACTTGGAGAATGGGTGGCATACCACACCTATATCGAAACTATAGGCGACACACGCCAGGACTTGCGCACGGGCATCATTGCGTCAACCATTGCAAACGTGAACAGGGGCAAGAACCGGCCAGCATTCAAACCAAACGAGTTCATGCCGTACTACACAAAGCCGAAACAGACAGAAACACAGATGCTGGAAACACTGAAGGGTGCGTTCGGCCAGGGGGATAAGTGATGGCGGCAACAATCGGCAACCTGTTCATCAATCTACGCGCCAATTCGGGGCCATTGCGCAAAGGCTTGAAAACAGCACAGGGATCTGTTGCCAGGTTCGCAACTGGCATCAAGTCAACATTCACAACACTGACTTCAATGAAAACGCTCATAATTGGCATTGGTGTGGTTGCTGTCGTTGCACTAGGAAAGAAATTGGCAAGTTCAATCGACAAGGTGGGCAAGGCTGCAAAGCGTCTTGGCATGACAACCGAAGAATTGATTGCCATGCGTCACGCTGCTGAATTGTCTGGCGTGACTGTTGAAACATTTGACATGGCAATGCAGCGAATGGTTCGGCGTGTCAGTGAGGCAAGTCATGGGTTTGGTGAAGCAAAGGGCGCGCTTGAGGAACTTGGCCTTGATGCCAAAGCATTGACAAAGATACCTGTTTCTGAAGCAATGGTTGAAGTCACAAGGGCAATGGGTGGTGCTGAAACACAGGCTGATCGTGTTCGATTGGCAATGAAGTTGTTTGACTCTGAAGGTGTTGCGCTTGTCAACATGATGGCTGATGGCGAAGAAGGTTTGCGTGCCATGATGAATGAAGCGCATGACCTGGGCCTGACGCTCCAGGGGCCGGGTGTTCAAAGTGTTGAGAGTATGAACGATGCCTTCACAGCATTCAGCAAAACCATCACAGCAGCAGCACAACATGTACTTGTGATTCTTGCACCCGCCATCACAAAGTTGACCAGGATGGTAGTTGACTGGGCCAAAGAGCAGGGCGGGGCTGGTGTCATTGCTGTGAATGCCTTCCTGGGGATTGCAAAGGCTGTAGCGTTTGTGCTGGACATTGTTCACGCGCTTGTGAACGGGCTGAAGTTTATTGCCACAACAGTGCGGTGGCTGGCATCACAGTGGCTGTACTACTTTTCAACAATAATGGGTGAGGCATTGGTTACTGTCATAGAACTGCTTGATGATGACTGGGGCAAGGCTGCCAGGAAGGCACAGCAAGACATCAAGGCCATTGCCCTGGAAATGGAGCGTGCAGCAGAATCAGATTTCAATGAACTGATGGATGATGCGCTTGGTGATTCCTGGGGCGATTCTGTCATGAACTTTGCCAATGCACTTGTCGAAGAAATGAAGGCTGCGAACAACGCTGAGGTGGCTGTCAAAAGTTTGGGTGATGCACACAGCGGGATGAATGCAGACTTGGAAAAAGCCACGGTATCAGCCGCAAAGTACATCGAAGAATTAGAGAAGCAGATTCGCACGTTTGGAATGTCGAAGGACTCAGTGCAGCGCATGGAGTTCTTGCGTGCCGGAGTTGACCCGTCAATGATTTTGGAAATGGAGCGGCTATCAAGAACACTCAGGCAACAAGAAGCAGCGGCAAAGGCTGCACGCGCTCCGCTTGATGCAAAGGGTGCTGCAAAGTCTGAAGTTGACAGGGCCGTTGCTGGTGCTTCTGTCGAGACTGCAATCGGCGCGGCCAAGTTCGCGTTCGGCTTCACGAAGAACGTCGAAGAAGAACAACTTGAAGAAGCAGAAGAACAGACTGTGGCATTGCGTAGGCTTATTGTACTGGGCAAACAACAATACGATGTGATTCGTGACACGATGGGCGGGCTGCTGCAATGAGTATCCAAGTTGAAGAACTAC